CTCACGATCACATGTCAGCCCTGCGAGCCATTTACAATCAAGGGCTTAGTGACGGGGTGGCCAGCATGTTGACGCCGACACCACCGCCAAGTGCTTGATAGTAATAACATAATTTTTTCATGCCATTTCAAAAAGGAAATAACCTTCGACCGTCAACAGCTGGCCGTAAGAAACTACCGCCAGACCACGTGGACGTGCAGACGTTAGCCAGGCAGTACACGAAGGAAGCCGTGGAGAAGCTGGCGCAGATTATGCGCACCGGTGAGAACGAGCGGGCTGCCATGATGGCCGCCGAGGCGTTGTTAAACCGGGGCCACGGCAAGGCTGCACAGACTTTAAACATTGCCCAGGCGCCGGAGCCGATTGGAGGGCCAAACCATGACACTATTGCCCAGCGGCTCGCCGCCAGCCTCGCTGGACGTGCTGGCGCACCGGATAAGACAAACACCCTTCAATGACCTGCTGGCCGTATGGGACGGTGTGGATGCCAACGGCACCGACCAAGCTACCATGCGCTGGCTCTGTACCGTGGATCGGTACTACTTGCTGGTTAAGGTACTCGCGCGGTTCGACGTCTGGCACCCTTGGCTGTATGCCCGATGCCGCGAAGTGGAATCCCAACCTGATAATTGCCTCGATCTGTGGGCCCGCGAACATTACAAAAGCACGATCATCACCTACGCGGGCATTATCCAGCAGCTCCTCATCGACCCGGAGCTCACGGTCGGTATCTTTAGCCATACGAAGCCTATTGCAAAAGCCTTCTTAGGCCAGATCAAGCGCGAGCTGGAAAGTAACGCGCTACTCAAGCAGCTGTTCCCGGACGTGCTGTACGACAACCCGCAGGCCGAGGCGCCCTTCTGGTCGCTGGACGCTGGCATAGTCGTCAAGCGCCAATCCAACCCTAAGGAGGCCAGCATAGAAGCGCACGGACTGGTAGACGGCCAGCCCACTAGCCGACACTTCAAGCTGCGGGTATACGATGACGTGGTGACCATGGAATCGGTCAGTACGCCTGAGCAGATCACCAAGACTACTGAAGCGTGGTCGGTCAGCGACAACCTGGGTAGTGCCGGTGGCCGGGTCTGGCACATCGGCACGCGATACAATTTTGCTGACACGTACGCCCACATCATGACAACGGGCGTGACCCCGCGAGTCTACCCAGCCACGAAAGACGGCACCAAAGACGGCGAGCCGGTGCTGTTTAGCCAAGAAGAATGGGACCGGCGCGTGCGCACCCAGCTCGAATCTACGCTGGCCTGCCAGATGCTTCAGAATCCGCTGGCCGGCACCCAGCGCTGGTTTGACCCCGACGACCTGCAAGTCTACGAGAGCCGACCCGAAAACTTGATGGTGTACATCACCATTGATCCGGCGCGGTCCAAGAAAAAAGGCAGCGCCAATACCGCCATGGCGGTGTTGGGTGTGGATCAGCAGGGCAACAAGTACCTGTTGGACGGCTACGATCACAAGATGGACCTGCTGGAGCGCTGGACAGGTTTGCGTGACCTGTGGAAGAAATGGCGGGTGGCGCCAGGCGTACAGGGGATTCGGCTGGGTTACGAGCGCTACGGCGCTATCGCGGACATGGACTACTTCCTAGAGCGCATCCGGGTTGAGAACGTCAAGGGGCTGGACATCGAGGAGCTGGAGTGGCCTAACGAAGGACCGGGCAGCAAAGACGACCGCGTACAGCGCCTGCTGCCGGACTTCCGCAACCACAGTTTTTATTTGCCGCGCACCCCTAAAGAAGGCGAGCCCGATCTGACTGACCAGCAGCGGCGTATGATTGCCGCCGGGTACGACTACCGCATTGCGCGGCCGATTATCCGGCGGGACGAAAATGGGTTACTCTACAACCTTGCGGACCGGTTCATCATGCAGGTGTCATACTACCCGTTTACTGGACTGAAAGACCTGATCGATGCCGTCAGCCGCATCTACGACCTAGACCCGAGACCGCCGGAGTTTATCGACTCGACTATATTGGAGCCTGAGGAAAACTAATGGCCAATACCGTACCCAGCAGCCTAGGCTTACCGGTCACGACCCGGACGTTTAGCTTTAAGGAAATGGCCATTCGCGCCTGGGGGAGCGAGTACTCCGCACCCGATCACCGGGTTTACGAAATGTCTGGCGGCCGTGGGTTTGACAGCACCGACCGGGGCACCACCGGCATTTATTCAAAGACAGTCGGCTCTTTATGGTCGGCCAGCCAGACCAGCCCAACGGCCGACACCATTAACTTTACGGCAGACGGCGCATGACACAACAAAGCATTAACGTCGGTACATTACCTAATGACGGCACCGGCGACCCGGCGCGTACAGCGTTCCAAAAGGTTAATAGCAACTTTACGGAGTTGTACGCCGGCACCGGAAGCAATTACACCGGTTCCGGTACAGGAGCTGTCACGCGCACAACGGTTAGCAAATTAGGCGACCTTGTGTCGGTCAAAGACTTTGGCGCAAAGGGCGACGGCGTAACCGATGATACTGCGGCAATTCGCACGGCTGACGTGGCAGCTACGGCGGCTGGCGCGTCTTTATATTTCCCCCCTGGCACTTATGCGATTGGTACTACAGCCCGGTTAGCCGGCATGAGTGCTAGTTGGGTCGGCGCGGGTCAAAACGTCAGCGTTATCAAATCATTGGCTGGCACGTATACGCCATCTACACCAATGGTGTCTTATGCTAACAAATCAAATTTTACAATTAGCAATTTAGGTTTTGACATGAGCGCCGCGACGTTCACGTCGGGTACAGCTTGGTTTTTGTTGGTGTTTAACGGCACGAATTGGTCGGTTAATCGGTGCTCATTCACCGGGATTCAAAGCTACAGTTTAGGGGTGTACGCCAACGGCGGCAGCTTGTGGTCGGTAGAAGATTGCTATTTTAATATGGCAGTACCAACGATTCAGGCAAACCAAGCCATAAACGTGCAAGCCGCAAGCGGCTATCATCAAATTTGCCGTAATGTATGCGTTGGCACCGGCATCTTTAGCAATTCAGCCAACGGGCTATACAGCGAAAACCATATTAGCGGTCACAAATTTGGCGGCGGTATTGTGCTCGGGCCTAATGCAAATGCCATCAACAACCGTGTAATTGGTAATCAGTGCATCAACGGTGCCGGCCCACCGGACGTCAATAACACGTATTCCGCCGGGTTAGAAATTTGGGCACCGTACACAACTGTTATTGGAAATTACTGCGCCAACAACAGCGGAGCCGGGATTAGTATTGGCGGCAATAACAGCATATTGGCCGACAACATTTGCATTAACAATGGTCAATTTACTACTCTTGGCGCCGGCATTATTGCGTACACCATTAGCGGTTACAGCGCATCAAATTGCATCATTGCCAATAATACGCTGACCGATAACCAAGGCACCAAAACGCAAGCGTATGGCTATGCCGAATTTGGCAGCGTTGGTTCCATTACAGGCGTGTCTTTCCTGAACAATTACACAGCTGGCAATTTGACCGGCGCCACCTTGTTTAAAACCGGCGCACCTAATACGGCATTTGCCAGTGGCCCCGTGCAATCAGCCGGGTCTATTGCGCCGGTGGCTGGCGGCAGTGCCAGCTGCGGTGTGCAGTTTGCCTCTACGGCCAACCTGGGCGTGTTTGCTGGCACCGGGGCACCTACGTTTAGTGCCGCGCAAGGTAGTTTGTATGTAAACACCACGGCAGCAAGTACCACTACTCGTTTGTATGTCAACACAAACGGGTCTACAACGTGGACTAACGTAACAACGGCGGCTTAATTATGCACGTAATGGAACAAGGCGACCTCGAGGAGCTCAGCCAATTAGAGCTGGCCAAACAAGTTGGTGAGGCGCTAAACAAACACTACCCAGACCACCCGTGGATTATTGGGTTTCAGGGCGGCGGTATTGTGATCCGGCACCTAGGCATTGCCGGGGCCGTGGCGCAGGAGCTGGGCGTTGAAGGATTTAGCAGCCTGCTACCCAAAGACAAGCTGGGCACGCCTAAACAAATTGAACAAAGCTGCGTCACGTTTGGTGGCGCCATGTTGGAGGCGTTTGGATTAAAGCGAGGGAAGTGGCACGGGGAAGACCCGATGGTGCCGAGCGCGTGGAAATACAAACAGCGGAATAACTTCACATGAGCCAGAGCACCAATTACCGGCCGCAGCCGCCGAGCATCAGCGACCCCGGCACCGGTAACGTGGATCTGTGGTACGCCGGGACGGAAACCGAGGAAGCCGGATTACAGCCTGAGCAGACCGAGGACGAAGACCTGGGCGACGCCGACGAAGGCCAGCCTAATTGGAAGCGCCGGGCACAGGATGCTTTTCGGTTTAGCACCAGCTTTATCGACACCAATTACCGCAAGGGCTGGGAAGACTCCATCAAGGCGTTCAACAGCCAGCACCCCGGCGACAGCAAGTACAACAGCGACACTTTCCGCAAGCGTTCGCACATCTTTGTGCCAAAGACCCGCGCCATTATCCGCAAGAACGAGGCTGCCGCGGCTGCTGCGTTCTTTAGCAACCTTGATCGGGTGTCGGTCACGGCTCAAAACGGCAACGACGCGCAAGAAAGGGCGTCTGCGGACGTCATGCAGGCGCTGCTGCAATACCGCCTTACCAAGTCCATACCGTGGTTTCAGATCGTCACTGGCGGCTTACAGGACGCCCAGAACCAAGGTGCTGCCATTGCCCACGTTCACTGGCAATACGCCATGCGCCGGGACGGCAAGGGCAAACTGATTCGTTCTAGCGACAAGCCCGTTATTGACCTGATCCCTATTGAAAATTTCCGTTTTGACCCGTCAGCGCATTGGACTAACCCCATCCAGTCCAGCCCTTATTTAATTCACGTCATCCCTATGTATGTCGTAGACGTCAAAGCTCGCATGGCGCGGCCAGACCCAAAGGGCAAACAATGGAATTACTACCCGGACAACATTCTGGTGCAGGGCGATCAGGAAGACAGCACCCGGCGCACTCGCGGTGGTCAGATGCAGGACGCGGCCGTTGAGCGCCGCCAGGTTAGCGATTACGACCTGTGCTGGGTGCACCGCCACATACACCGCTGGAACGGGACTGACTATCAGTTTTACACCTTACGATCAGAGCGCATGCTGACCGAGCCGGAGCCGTTAGAAAACACCGTTTTCCATGGCCACCGACCCTACGTGATGGGCAGCTGCAACATTGAGACACACCGGCCGATTGCTACGCCCATACCGCAGATGGTCCGTGGGTTGCAGGACGAAATCAACGAGATCAAAAACAGCCGGCTGGACAATGTTAAGTTTGTGCTTAACAAGGGTTACTTTGCCAAGCGTGGCAAGAACGTAGATTTGACCGCGCTGGTGCGTAACGTGCCTGGGCGCGTGGTGATGATGGATGACCCGGCAACCGACGTTGTAGAGAACAGCTGGCCGGACGTGACCGCCAGCGCCTACGCCGAGGAAGACCGCAACAACGCCAACTTTGACGAGCTAGTGGGCAACTTCAGCGCGGCTTCAGTGGCCACCCAGCGCAGCCCGCGAGAGCCAGCCCGAGCAATGACGCTATTGCAGGCGCCGGCTAACCTGCTGACCGATTACATGNTNATGACGTACAGTGAGACGTTTTTGGCGCCAATACTGCGCCAACTGGTCATGCTTGAGCAGCATTACGAGACAGATCAGGCGATCTTGGATCTGGCCGGCAA